CCTAATACCCCACCGATAACAGCAAGACCTGCCACAATAGCACCGAGAACTCCGACTTTAGTCCAGATATCATCAACTGGAATTTGGGTTAGCATTTGCATACCAAGAGCCGCTACTACTACAGACCCAACTATCACACCTAGAGCGAGCAAGCCGTCTTTCTTAATCTTCTCACTAAGTTTAGCTAGACCAATAAAGCCAAGCATAACTGCGCCTAAGGCAACGACTGCCGTAACCACATGTCCTAAATCGGTATTCATCTGACTCAGGATAAATAGACCTGATGCCGCTACTACGACCTCAGCCGCAATAACACCAAGGCGCTTAATACCATGAGACATACCATCTCCGGCAACAGCGCCATCGCCAAGCTTCATGGCAAGTAATGAGAATAATCCCACAACGATAGTAATACCGCCCAAAGCGTTCATGAACGTATCAGGATTAGGCATCTTACCTAATTCTCCTGCAAGTTCCGACATCATTTTGAACAAAAGTATCATACCGCCAAACATCACAAGAGCGTTCTTAGCGAATGATTGTTTACTGTTGTCAAGTTGACCAAACGCAAAGGTCATAGCCGCCATAACACCAAGCATGGCTAGTACAGCCGCACCGCCCTTAAGCAAGACATCGGTTTTCATCTCACCGAGGGTCTGTATAGTAGCAGACATCTTCTTAATAGCAGACGCCATAGCACTAAAGGCAAAGACTGAAGCAAATTTGGTTCCTTGCATCTTAGATGTTGCTAACACAACAGCCGTGATACCAAGAACAATAGCCGCCATACCAGAAATACCTTTTAGTAATGTCGGAATATCCATAGAGCCTAGCGCTGCAATTGACGGAACAATATTCCTAATAGCATATGCCATACCTACAAAGGTTAAGAATGTTACTGCAATCTTCTGAGTACCACGAACAGTGTTACCTTGTAGCTTATTCATGATAGCCATTGATGTAAAGATAGCTCCGAGTAGGAGACTTACACCAATGATACCCTGAAGACCCTTCTTCCAGTCCATATTACCGAGTAAGGCAACGGAAGCTGTTAGCAAGAGAATAGAGCCTGCGATACCTAGCATACCAAGCATGGCTTGTTGCATATTACGTACTCTAGCAGGGTTGAATTTCTTGGTCGTCCTGGATAATGTGAGATAGAATATCTCGAACACTACTAGAACTCCAGCTAAACCACCGAGACCTACTAAGAGTTTATCAGCAGGAATGGTTGAAAGGAGCCACAATGACGCCACCAATACACCGATGGCAATAGCCATAGCCTTGATGTTTTGAAGACGAGTTTTTGCTCTAAAGAACGAACCAATCCAACCGAACATAGCGGTAAGTGAACCAACTACAGTCTTAGGGCCGTGTGTTAAGCTTTTGAAGAAATCACCAAACATGTCTTTCATGGTAAGGACACGTTTGCGAGTATTCCAAAGAACTGCGATAGCCGCTGCTAAAGTTAAGATACGTCCGATAGACTCAGAGTTCTCTTTGGTAAATGGTTTAAGTGCTTCGCTAAACATGTTGGCCATAAGCTTGGCCATGTCGCCAATTGTAGAAAAGATACCTTGAGTCTTATTATGGATATGGTCTACATCATCACTAAGCTCGTTGATACCAGACTTAGCTTTCTTCATATCGCTTTGTCCGAAGTCAAGCGGTGATTTATCGTCAGCATGAGCGGTTGTTACACCAAATAGCTTAGTAAACGCATCCCATACATCTTTAACGGACTCAATAACCTTACCAAAGGTTTTGCTGATACCCTCTCCGATTTGTTTAACAGAGTCGCCGAAGTTCTTGAATGAGAAATCCACACCTTTGAAGTTAGATGAGAAATCACTAGCGAATTTCTTGACATTGTTCCAAATATCGATAAGGGACTTCCGCACATCTTCTGGAAGAGAGCCAAAGAACTGTTTAAACCAAGGGCCGAATGTAGACTTAAACCAATCGATAATCCCAGAGAACGTGTTCTTGAAACCATCAAATATTTTAGTCATAGTTGGGCCGTGGACGGTTTCACCTAGACCTTTCCAGAAGGCACCAAACCAACCGCCAAAGGTTTTGAGCGTGGTTTTATAGTTAGTAAAATCAACTTTAGACTTACCTAATTCGGTCTTGATGTTATTGGTCATTTCGCCGATAAGATTTTTACCATTGGTCAGACCTTCAATAGCGAGTTTAACCACACCAAGTTCGCTAGCCCATTTACGGAAACCGTCGATAGACTTAACGATACCTGGAATAAACCCATCAGCAAAGTTGGCACTCAGAGTTTGTTGGATTTGTTTAAATCCGTCAGCCAAATCTGAGAATTTGAAGTTACCGATACTGAAACCAGCCAACTTGTTACTCAACCACTCAAATGCTTGACCTACTGCATCAACAATAGGTTTAAGGAATGAGAATGAGAATTGGACTTTATCCAGTTTATCGGCATATTCTCCGAGTGAAGGCCATGTCTTACGAACGACATTACCCAATGATTGGAAGGAGAATGTAGAGTTTTCCAACCATTTTGACAATCCAGCACTTCCTTTAGAGATAGACTCGAAAGGATTAGAAGCAAAGCTAGCAAGACCAGATTTAATCTTACTAGTGTCAGGCATATCGAACTTAAGTCCTTTAAACATACCTGTAATGTTGCTAGGGATTAGAGAACCCCAATTAAGGTTCTTGTTAAAGTCTTTCCAACTACGGATTTGCCCATTAATGACGCCGTCCATGTTCGCATTAAACTGAGCCCAGAAGGTCTTGTAGTTGGTTTTCATAGTTCCGGAGAATGTATTCCAATCACTACTCATCTTATTCAGATTTTGACGTAGTTTATTCCCGAACTGCCCAGCAGAACTACTCATATTATGGGTAGCTTTGTTGAAATCAGAGAACCCAATAACGAAATCACCCAGCATCTTACCGAATACCGGGAAGCGTTTCATTGCATTGCCCACACCGAACGCCCAGTCATTAAATCCTTTATAATTCTTATCAAGCGTATTATTAAGAATCTTGAATGGACTCATAAAATGAGCAAAGAACGTTCGAATGTTCTCCCTGGCCTCACGAACACCTGGTATTAATAGTAGGACTGTTTCCCCAAACTTCTTAAGGAAGTCAATTACCTTACCAATACCATTTGGAATGGAGTCGAATACGCCCATCCAAACTTGAGCGAACTTACCAAGATATTCATTGACTTTAGCCCAGAAACCATGAACAGCATTCGCGACAGTATCAAATACTTTACCCGCTTTCTCAAAGTTAATAAACTTACTGATAACCGTCTCGATAGTTCGAATAACCGAGCTTACAACGCTAGACAACATACCCAAGAATAATACAAAATTCTTGAACATATGGTCTGGAATAAGGAGTTCAATAATCTTAAGTTTCGCTCCTAATTCAGCGAGAATCCATTTGATTACACCAAATACCGTCTGGAAGATTTGTTTAAATGCTTCAGACTCAGCGGTTCCAATCTTAAGTTTTTCAGTTAAGCCTTGGATTAATCCAATAAGCTTTTGACCAAACGATATCGTATGATTATCGCCGAATACCGTACGGAAAGCTTCTCCGATAGGTTTAATAATCAAGCTAAGAGAGTTAAACGCAGTCTCCATGAGCTGGATAACTTTCTGACGACCCCCAAGGTCTACAAAGGATTTAGCGAATTCTACAGCCTGATTGCCTGCTTTAGATAAGGCGTTTGCTGCTAAATTACCCCACTTAGTCCAGAAAGCAGTTACTTCTTCACTACCAGCTTGGCCAATAAGAGTTTCCCAGAAACGAGCCCAAACACTGGTTACTTGGTCTGCAACAGCCTCAGATACTTCTCCAAGAGTATGAAACTCTTCAGCCATCTTAGATAAAGTCTCATCATTAGCTAACGTCTCTAATGACTTGATAAGGACTTCATTGGTCAACCAACCTTGTTGAAGTGAATTACGAAACCCTTCAGACATATCCACATCTTGACCCAATGCCTGAGCAGTTTCTAGCAAGATATCCTTAAACCGTTGGGTTGCCATACCGGCATTTTCAACTGATACCCAGTTCTGAGTATTCATCTTACCCATTTGTAGGGCTTGTTGTACACCAAACTGTAATGACCGGTTGAAGCCGTCGGTTGATGCTCCGGCAGAAGCGGCCAAGTTACCCCAACCTTTTAAGGCAGTCGTTGACTCTTTAAGCCCCACACCAGCATTTACGAACTGAGCAAGCGACCCGTGCATCTGCTTAACCGAGTATTTGGTTGTTTCGGCGTAGTGTTGTAGGTCATCTAAGGACTCGGTAATATTACCCATCTCAGAACGACCTAATGCCGCAACCAGCATATTTACAGAGTTGATCTTATCTTCAAACTGTCCAAACCCTTGTTTTACTGGTGCAATAGCGTTCATAACACTACGACCAAGGTTCGTCGCAATAGATAGACCGGCTTGAACTGCAGATGCAGCGATATTACCCAGCGCTACTGTAGCGATAGATTGTAGGAAACTAAATCCTTGTCCGGATTGTTCGACACGATCGCCCATCTCCTCAATCGCTTGAGCTGCTTGTTGGGTACCACTAGATACAGGAGAGATAAAACCTAATACACTAGATACAAAAGTCCCAAATCCACCGGTAGTCCGAGTTAAAGAACCCGCGACTTTATCAAAAGCTCCGATAAATACGTCACCAATTTTTGGCGCTTTATCCATCAAATCAATCAGAGATTTGGAGAGACTCTTAGCAGATTTCTCGATATTTGTAAAAGCGGATTTACCATCGGATTTACCTAGGCCTTTATCCAGAGCTTCAAGAGAACTCAAAGACTCTTTAAGACCTTTCTTGAACTGTTCGTTATCAATACCGAGTTTGATAAGACGTTCTTCAATTACTTGTCTACTCAACTATTTTTTTCACCTCCCTTATAACCTCTTTTGCTATAGAGTCCACAATTGGCCCTACAAAATTGTTAGCAGGAACATAACCACCAGTACCGGTACCGTGCCCATTAACGATTAAAGCAACCAATGGTGTTCCATCAGATACTTTCTTTGAATTAGAATAGTATAAATTTAAACCATTTTGACTTTTTTCGACTTCCATGTCCCATGACGAAGCGGTACTTCCCGAACGCTTAGGTGTAGCAGAGATCAGCCGACTAAGACCTCTTGACCCGATACCGTTAAGGCTAGCTTGTGTTTTATGCATGTTTTCAGCATTAGACAAGGAAGATTTAAGGTTAGATTTTCGGCGGACGGAAGTTACCTTGATTCGCATTTAATCTAGCCTCCTTCATTTGTTGTAGCTTGGCTAGACGTTCTTGGTTAATACGGTCGTATTCAGCCAAGGTCTGCGCCTCTGTTTGTTTCTTCTTAGGAGCGTTGAGTTCACCTATTACATTAAGAAGAGTTAATAGTCTGTGTAAATTCCAGGTCTCACATTCAAACGGGATGCGAGCATTAGCCATATAAGCATAGATTACTTCCGAGGTCATAATCATACCTTGTTTATTGCCCTGGTCGTTCTGCTTAATAGTCGTTGCTGTAGGATTGTCGTTCAGATACATAGATAATCGGACTACAACATCTTCTGTTAAGTCTGAATAATCAATATCGTCTTCACACATTAGAATAAAGTAGTCATAAAGCTCTCCAGTGGTCTTTTCTTCTCGAGTTAGAAAAGGCTTGCGATAGATTGACTCCCATTCAGTTAGTGTTTTAAGACTATGTTCGAAATGTAATGTCTTCCCTGGCTTAATAAAGAACTGATTTGTCTCTTCGTTAAAGAACTCCCGATCAGGAGTATCTATAATCAACATAAATATACCTCCATCGAGATAAAAACAAAAGAGAGGCGTAATTTTTTACGCCAAACCTTTATTTCTTCTTGAGCTTAGAAACTTTCTCAGGAACAGTTCCTTTATTTGGATCGCCAACCAAAGCGCCAAAGAATTTCTGAGTTTCTTTTCCGCCTTCAGCTACGTCCACCATCATGCTAACCATAAGCTCTGAATATGCTTCAGAGTTTACAAAGTCTTCCTGAAGCTTCTTGTCTTTACGGAATGTACGTCCGTCTTCTGATGAACGTTGACCGTATGCCAATTTAAGGACCGACTCAATAAAGTCAAAGATTTCATCCACGTCTTCACGAGCAGTCATCTCTTTAACATACTCATCCCAATCCTTTTTAGCACGTCCCATAATACGTAAGATTTCATCTTTACGCAAGTGGAACCAAAGTTCTTCTGTTACATCTTTGCCGTCAAGCAAGTTTGTATAAGTTACTGTTCTTGAAATCATTATCTATACTCCTTTTGAATTCATTTTGAAATTTTCAGTACCGACATGACCTTAGTCGTCCAACCCCTATCCCGTACTGATTAATTAGCTATTTACCCTGCAGTAAGACCCAGGGTTACAAATACTTCTTCTGGTTTTGGAAGAGTAGCTTCGCCACTTTCGTCACCATAAAGTTTCTTCTCAAGATCTGCAAGTTTAGTCTTGTCAACAAGTGTGCTGTTGATTTCGATATGGGCAGTCGGTTTCATACCAGCTACAGAAGTTGGTACTGTATCGAAGTCCCAAGAGAATTCCAGCGCATCTGGTGACTCATTGATTGTTTGATATTCCTTACTTGATACACCAGCAGATGCAGAGTAAACCAAGTGAAGGATGTAGCCATGGTCAAGGCCTTCAGTATCGTTACCAATACGAGTACGGTAAGAAAGACCGAAGTCTGAACGAGCTTGTCCTGATACAGTTACACCAGCAAGCGCTTTAGGTGTTCCACCAGTTGACATAGGTGAACGTTTACCTTGACATGCATTCCACTCTTGTGGATAAGTGTAAGCAGAGATTTGACCTTTGAAACGTTCTTCTGAACGCAGGTTAAGGTATTTCTTGTTGTTTGCGTATTTCGCAGTAGACTCAGCGCCTTCTGGTGATTCTGACACTTTAGTCAGACCATTCCACGCAACACCTTTATCGTAAGTACCATCTGCTTTCTTCAAATAAAGGACACCGTTGTCCACACCATTTTCGTAAAGACGTTTAGTATCCTCATCCCATTTAAGCATTACCATCTAGTAATTTCCTCCAATAAAATTAAGCTTCTGAGAATTCGCCAAACGCATTAATACGTTCACCGTTCTCAACATTACCACATGCAACATAGCGACGTTCGCCGCTTTCTGCACCAACATATGACAGCCAACGGTATCCGTCAGCATCCATCCAAGAGTCATATACAAATGACATCTCAGGTGTATACAAAGCTACAATATCGCCTGTAAGGCTTGGAGTTTTGCGTACATTCAGACCTGCGACCTTAACCGTAAACTTACCAACTTCATCGTGAGTAACGACTTCATCAGCAGGTGTGATTGGTTGAGGTGCGATGACAGGTTCTGGCTGAGGTGTATCTGAATATGGTGGATAGAACCATCCAACGATACCAGTAAAGTCACGAGTGTTGTAACGAGCAGGAGCGCCTACATAGAGTGCGTCCCAGTTACCATCAATGTTTTGTTCGATAGTAGACATAGTGTAGCCATCAGAGTCTTCAATAACGAGACCTGTATGTCCATAACCATGTTCTGCTACCGCCATAACGAAGATAGCACCACGACGAGGGTTAACCCCAACTGCGTCATAAACAACTTCGTAACCTAGGCTAGCCGCAGAGTCGAGCAAGTCGATAGCGTTACCCCAAAGAATTTTACCGAAGTAAATTTGGGAGATACTGTTGGGCAGGTCTACACATTGTGTACCCCATGAGCCATCAGCATCCGTACCGATACCTTGGTCGGCAAGATTACGGGCAAATTGAATTACTTCATCAACTGTTGCCAAATTATATCTTCCTTTCTATTCGTAGATCACAAACACTTTGTGATAGAGACCGTTTACTTTATACTCAGTTCTGAAATCCGAATACATAAATGCATTAGGGATTTTAACAAATACTTCATCGGCTTCACTTTTAGAAATATAAACAAGTTTGTAATTAACTCGAGTAATATAGTTCTTATTGTTAGCCTTCTGGGTATCAATATCTTCCCGTGTTACAATACATGCAGGATATTTCAACTGAATATTTTCTGGTGGTGTAAAGTAAACATTAGGACAAATCTCATCTTTTATCTTAAGAAGTACTTGTTCTCTTGTTTTCATTCTTTCACCTTAACCAATTCTTCATAGAAAGACTTAAAGTCCTTAAACTCTGTACTAGTCCAAACTTGAATATCGCCATCTTTAAAGACTAGAGCGTATTTACTTAGAGAGTTTTCCAACCCTTCTTGGTAATCCTGTAGCCCAAGCTTAGATAAAGCTTCAAGTTTTAATTCATTTTGACTTTTTTGAGTAGCAGAAGTAACAACCTCAGCTAAACGTTCTTTGAGTTCGGAAATTTCCATGTCCTCAATAGTCAAAACCACACGAGGCGGATATGGACGAATACTTCCGACTTTGTAATAGGAACCCATATACAAGATATGAGAAATCCTATTCACCCGGTCGGTTGAGTCGTTCATTAACGAAACATCAAACTTCAACTCAGTCTTAGTGTTTTGGTTTATTGAGCTTCGGTCTTCTACGTTAAAAGATTTAGAAGAAATCTTAGCGGTTATAAGGGGCGATACAGTATATTTATACTCATGCACCCCTACGCTAATTTCTTCAGGCTCTTTAGAACGGAAGATAAGTCGAATTCCAGCTTTTGTCATTGTATTACCTTCCTATCTACCAGCCGCGCTTATTCAGCTTTCTTTGGTTTCTTTGGTTTTGGAGCTGTTTCAACTGTTCCGAGTTTCTTCTCATCTTCAGTCATAGCCGCACCGTTGACAGTTTCGTCATAGTCTACAGCTTTAGCGCCAATACCCTTCACTTCAGTTGGATCGGTTTGAACTGTCCAAGTTGGTTTAGTCTTAAGACCAGTAGAATCAAAGTTCACAGCAGTTTCCTCAGTTGCTTCTGGATCAGTTACCTTAACAACGATAAATGATTTAGGAGTAACGATAGCGCCAGACAGACGAGCATGCATCAAGTATTTATGTTGCATGAAGTCGATATCGAAGCTATCGAATGTAGCGATTTGTCCGTTTGGAGACATACCGAACTGATAGTCAGCCAAGTTACCGATTACGAATGTTCCTTGAGGAAGTGCGCGGTATTCAACGACGTCTTCACACATGAAGTAAGCTGCAATGTTTGCATTACCTGGTACTTGGTTGTTATCCATTGATGGTGCATACAAGTAACGGCCATTACCATCTTTCAACGTCTTCAACTTAGCCAAGTCAAATGGGTTGATATAAAGTGATGGTTTGCCAGAACCTTGGTATGCAGGGAATGCTTTCTTAATAACGTCATCAACTGCAGTCTTGAATGTAGCAGATGTGATGTTGATTGTGAACAGTGGGTGATCCTTAAGGATTGGGCGAATATGAAGTTCGCTAATCTTTTCAGGGTTACGTTTACCAGTAGAAAGAGTCAAGTCACGGCCATCTGAAAGGAAAGCGGCTTTAACAATTTCTTCTTTGAACTTAGCAGTTTGAACTTGTTGGATAAAGTTTACAGCTGCAAATCCACCATCTTGCAAATCAATCAAATCATCATGGTCGATTGTTTCGCGACGGTGAATAGAACCTGGAGTAGTTTCACGGAAGTAAACTTCTTCAATAGAGTCCAGAGTTTGGTTACCTTTGATGTAACCACGAGCACGAGCTTCATCTTCGGTCAAGTTAGCGAATAAATTCTTAACGCGTGGAAGTGGTGATTTACCGAATTGACCCATGATCTTATCGATGTTTAATCCACTTGGGTTGTAAACATTCAGGGCGCCATTAGTTGCTGGTTGTGGGAACAGAGTTTCCATACCAACCAAACCGTGTTGGATAGAATCTTCACCCAATACACCATTGGCACGCAATACACCTGCGAGAGTAGAAGCGTTTCCGGAAATTGCGCTATGTAACAGAGTATCGAGTTCCTTGTGATCTACAGCTGCAGCGCCTTGGAATTGGTTATGTTTCAAAATATCTTCTCCTTCAAAAATTGAATGTGACACGGACTCTCCTGCATCGGCAGAGTCATCACCTTCGGAATAACCGTCTTCAGACTCAAATCCATCTTCTTCGGAATCATAATCTGAATCGTCTTCTTCTTCATCGTAATCAGCGTCTTCATCAAGACCGCGGATTTCTAATTCATTTTGAGCTTCTTCGTCCTCAGCATCGATAGCTTCGGCAATGTCTTCTACAACACCGTTGACTAATGTTGCTAGTTCTTCGTCAGTAAGCCCTTCTAAAAGTTCTTCGTATAAACGAGACATCTGTCCCTCCTTTTCTTCGTTGGCCTCTTCATCAGAATCGTCTGAGTGAAGAAGAACCTGTGTAATCCCGGTGTAGATAACACCGCGATCGCTTTCATACTCTTCAGTCCCGTAAGCGCTATGGAGCATAACATGTTCAATAACAGCACCAGGGTTCGCACCCTTAAGAACTAGACTTACTTCATAGATTTCTCCATGGATTACGTCATTACCGTTCTTACGGATACCACGAGCGCCAATAGACATAGCATTTAAATCGCCATGTTTGAGAAGCGTACGAGTATCTTGGGCATGGTCTGTATCGTTAAGATATCCATATCCATAGACACCCTCATCGCGGTGCTGAAGAATCATATACCCCAATACGTTTGAGGGACTGGAGTAATCGTGTTGCCATACAATAGGCACTTGAGCACCATTACTTTGTCGGAAAGCATCGTGACGAATCGTCACACCATCCGAACAACGAATGTCGTTCTTAGTTACCCATCCGGCGAAATCAGCCCTTTTTCGCAACTACTTTTCCTCCATAAAATTTTATACATCCAATGGATTACCGTATTCATCTACAGGATTTCCGTCAGCGTCAACATATCCGCCTTGTCCATCATCATAGATTTCAGGATAACCTTCTTGGGTTGTACCATCATAACCACCTAGACCCATTAAATCGGTACCTGTTGAGATGTTCTTATTAAAGAGCATATCACCAATACGACTTGGGTGAGGTGCGCGACCTAGCATTGCGCGAATTTCATTCGATGTAAATATTGCATTACGAGCAAAGAGGTCTGCCGCAGTACCTAGTTGTTCAACTGGTAGCATACGGAATGGGTCACGGTAATACTGGATTACCTGCCCTTGAGTTCGAGCTGTCTTAGTTAGGAAGATACGGTTAATACCGTCAACAATAGTCTGAAGTACAGGGTCGACGGCTCTATGATAATAGAGATTTAGTTCAGCCTGACTTGCAGTACCATCTAAGACTTTGGAAGAGATACCAACTTGGTTATAGTAATCCTGTTGAAGCTTACGAATGTCATCCACAAGGTTGTTGTTGATATTACCACCTGTGTGAATAAATTTCTCGTTAGCATCAAGGGTCGCTATACCAAACTGGCTATCTGCCAATTCTTTTTCAAGCTGAGTCTTACGACTCTTAGCCTGTTCCTGACGTAAGGAGCTCTTTGTGGCATATGGAATTTGGATAAACCCGTTAAGTTTACCAGCCGCCACCGCCTTATCTTGAGAGTACATCAAATCCATCTTTTGCTCAAGCAATTTAAGCGTTGAGTTACGATCTTTGAGTAGACCAATAAGAGGAGACTCCAAGATTACAATCGACTGTTTGGACAACGTCAAGTCTTGTTCTAAACCATTTTGATCATTATAGACTTTGACCCGAACAGCACGAGGATACCATTGCATAATCTTACCAACACGCATTGATAAGATATCATAGGAACCGTCGTCGTTAGGTTTTGACGTTGTGTCGACGGGGACAATCGCAACCACACCTTCTTCTAAAAGAGACCAGGCCACATCATAGATAAATGCGCGACCGGTTTGGTCAATATTAGCAGACGTTGTCAAACAATTGATCAGACCTGAGTCGACAGAAGTCTGATTGCCGTCTTCTTCGTTGATCTTTAAATGTTTAAAGTCAACCATAGCGACATCAAGAGAAATCATAGAAATAATACTATTAATTAGGTCTTGATGTTTGAAAGTATAACCACGGAGCGCACCTGATGGCCGACCAATACCTGAGCCGGAAACCAAGTCAGGGTCATAATCAATACCATTGTTGGTTGACATGAATGCGTTCCATGACCCTAGAGGGTTATTTACCATCCTACAAGAATGCCTCCTTATTTCGTTTATAGGCAACCCAAGCGTCCATCAATGCGGCGACGTTATCGATTTTCTCATCACTACGCATCTTGGATAATTTGTAGTTACCATTATTATCTTGGATAACAACGGCGTTACCCATAGCATACTTCATGAGTTCCTCAAAGAATATAAGGTCTCGAGAAGTTGCCATATTCTTAATCTCACCTAAAGGTACTGACTCAGTTCTAACACCTTGTCGTACCACTTCTACACCGACATCGCCATTTTCCATAGTCCAGCGGTCGATGAATTCAGCCGCGTTATATGGGTCATAACCAAATGATACGATAGTCCATTCCATCTCTTCGATATAACGTTCTACATCATCGTAGACCATTTCCCAATCGAGATAATTACCCGGCATGATTATCAGAGTACCTTCAGCTACGAGTTGATCATACTTAGCTTGTGTGGCCGAGTTTAGACGTAGATATTTAACCTCAGATACATAAGACCTTGTCTGAACACCATAACGTCCTCGTCCTAACGGAACCAACCACGTAAATGCCCAGAAGTCATCACCTTGAGAGGCGTCCATACCCATCGATACTTCCATACGCCTGAAGTTCTGTCTTCGATGAAGTTCAGTTTCTTCAAATGTAAAGAAGTATGTCGTACCTTCAACTGGGATACCAAACCTTTTAGCTAGGATATCGTTCCTATTTGCTGGGGAATATTCTGCACGCCTTACGTCACGCTGGTATGCTTCATAAGAAACGGTAATACCAATGTTAGGACAAGCCTTCATCCACATATCCGGATTACCTACTTCAGCGACATCATCCAAACGGTAATACCATATGGACGTATGTGGGTCTTCATATTCGCCACGTAAGATAGCTAAAAGTTCCCGCTTAATAGAGTCGCCAACCGAGTCACGAACCGTACCCTCTGAAGATACCGCAAGAATAAGGTAGTCGTCAATACCATCTTTAGAAGCCGATTGCTCAAGTGCACCGATTACATCTTCTTTGATGTCGCCTGAAAGCCATTCATCGACTGTAGCATATTTAGCACGAGAACCTTGAAGTTTCTTAACCGTCATTGGTTTAACTTCCAAGATGGAGTTCGTTAGACGATTAACAATACCATCCTTAGTTACAGCCAGCTGAGACTGGGACTTCTGCGTCCTAGCCTTATTCCGCCCTCTTGTGAGTACACGAAATAAAGGGAACCCTTCGTTGGAACTCCCTGCCCGAGTTATAGCCGTTGCGAAAGGATATAGAACTTCCTCTGCTTGCGCCATAGTAGGAGCCGTTGTAACTTGTTGGGTAGAGTTTGTGTCCATCACTAAACCAAAGGCATGATGAAGAGTGGCATATAAAGACTTGGCATTACCCCGGGCCACAATAAGATATTGTTTATTCCGAAGTCTGCGCTTATGTCTAATCATTTTGAATTTTCCGGTTTGAGGGTCGTAGACCTTCTCTTCTTTAAGTTCAAACCATGCCAATAAATCTTCAGCCCATAATCTAAATGTTGGGAGTAGTGTTAGAGGACGCCCATCAACCAAGGTCATCTCATTCTCACAGAAATCGATAAACCCTTGTATAGCATCTGGGTCGTAGTAATAGTTTGGGTTGGCGATATCTGCATCGATACGGTTCATTTGCATCGAGACTTCACGACATACAGGAATCTCTCCACGCAGCACAGCGTCTCGAAATCTACCGTACTCGACAGGAACCGCAGTATTACTCAATACCACTTGTTAGACTCCTTTTGTTTAGAAATTATAGATTAGTATTTATACTTCTTGAACTTAGGCTTGTTACCATTTGAAGCATCGACTTCTTCAACAGTCCGACTATAAGAAGAACGGTTTCTATCTTTCTTCTTCAAAGCCTCTTTATGACGATTATTCATATCAACCTTGCGCTGGTCGTCTTTCTGTAACCCTTGTAAGCGGCGGATTTCTTTACCAGATGCTTCACGTTTAATAGCATTTTTTATAGCCTCTTCTCGCATCTTAAGATTATAGTTATAAGATTTACTATCTTGCTTCGCTCTAGCTTCGGCTATTGCCATCTCAGCAGGCGACATACCAGGGATGGCACCTTCGCCTTTTTTACGCCACTTCATACCCTTTTTACCATAGTGTAAAAGAGTGTCTTCAGAAGAGTCAGAGTGCTTCGTAGGTTTATTATAGAAGCTAAGAGCCTTTTCAGACTTCGCGTTAAGTTTCTTGTTTTTCTTTTGAAGATCATCAATCTCTTTTTGAATTTTAGCGCGCTTTTTCTTTTTTTTCTCAGCGTATTTGCCGCTTGTCAGGCCAGTCATTGATTCATATAACTTAGAAAGACGCTCAGTGTTTTTGTTAAACTCTTGTGAATGTGGTGCGGATTGCATTGCTGGAGCTAATCCGGCCATACCAACACCCTGAGCACCCTCACCCTTCTTCTTCCACTTCATACCCTTCTTACCATAATGTAAGAGTAAATCGTCTTGTGATGGGATATAAACCCCGTTGATAATTTCGCCCATATTTACTCCAAAATGATTAATCGCACCCTTCTTCCATTTGTTTGAAACAATACCATCAGAAAAGGCGGGACCGCTTCCGCTAAAATCCCAAGACGGTTTACTATATCGTTTAATATTAGAAGACATGGTCTCTTTTCCGCTTGAATCCTTAACTGTATAAGAGGTATGTTCATGATTATTTATAGTAGAGATGATCGATTTACGAACATTTGGATCGATCTTATCTTTACGGTAACGAGATGGTGCAGATGATTTAAATAACCGTTTACCGGCACCCTGTTGTGAATTATATTCGTCATATTTTCGTTTACCATAAATCCCAAGTGAGACACCTGTAGTCGCCCCACCTATAGTTGATAGAGCTGAAGGTAAAGCGGTATTTACCGCAGCATTTGCTGCATTTTGAACCCCAGCAAAGGACGCGCCTTTTGCGATAGCTCCTAATACAGCATTATCTGCAGCCGGTTGTAATATATTATTGATAGCAACTTGTCTAGATATGGCGAAGGCTGTCCCACCACTTGGACCAACCAAACCAGTAGTAGCAAGAGCTCTACTAATCTTACCATCCTTATTATATTTAGCTCGGCGGGCAGGATCCATCCCTTTACCGGAATAAGATGCGGTATCATAACCACGAAGTTTTGAATTTTTCTGCTGTCTTGACTCAGTCTCTTTAAGTTGCTTCGAATAATCAGCATCTGAAATACGACCTTTTCGATGGTCTTTGTTTAAGCTATTAACCTCTTTAAACAGACGACGACTTTCTCTTTTAAGACCATCCTTACTATCTGTCGAATTAGAGGTAAGTTTACTTAAAGAAGTTTTATTCCCTTTTGTTCCATAGTTCAAGACATTTGCTGCTTTTTCGATAGCCATGGAATCTTTATCTGTACCGAGAGTACGATCTTTAAGAATTTTATTATTTCTAATAATAGTCTTAATATCTTGCATAGCTTCCGAATTATGAATTTTTGGGTTATATTTAACGCCGCCTTTTGTCATAACAGAATTGATAGATTCGCTTTCAGCTAAGATATTATTATCTCTTAATCTACCATGCTTCTGTAGCTTATCGAAAGCTTTTACGACACGGCGTGTTCCGCGGACGGCTTTATTAAACGCCCGTTTATTTGGGTCACCGAAGATATGCATACCCCACTTCATACCCTTACGACCAGCGTGCTGGATCATAAATCGGTTCTGAACTGATTCTGGGATATATATATCGACGCCACCCACATTAATAGATTGTGTAAATTTAGTCATAGTTGTTGGTACATCCTTAAACGCTTTAGCCCATTCTTGTTTCTTCTTGAAAGCCTCAATAGCATCTTTTGCTGCTTGTCCGGATTTACCATTACCAACAACACTTGATGGCACCTTAGAGTATACATCTAATGCGGCGGAGGCTGCTTTACCAACAAAAGCAAGACGAGCTTGTTTCTTTTTCTGTAGAGCTTCTCTCCGAGCTTTCTCGGGAGCCTCTACTAGTTCTTTAAACTTCCTTTCTGCTTCTAAGCGAGCGATCTTAGACTTTAGAGCCTTGGTTGACATATTATCACGGCTGCGATACATATCAAGAAATTCTGCTTCTCGCATACGCTCATCTACAGATTTGCGAAGTTTCTTAGGGATTTTGACGTTTTTAGGATCGGTATTCTTGTCGCGTCTAAAGCGCCCGCCAGAACCAGTACGTCTCCTCCCGAAAATATTCATACCCCACTTCATACCTTTACGCCCGGCATGGTGGAGTTCGTCAGATGTCAAGTTTGACAAGTTCTACCTCCCATCTAGCGCGAGTGAGATTCTCATCCCGAGCCTCTTTTAATGCGGTAAGAACAGATGCTTGCGGTGGGTCATAGGATATGAGAGCCGAGATACAAACATAGTTCTTAGCAAAGGTATTATTTCTAAGGCGTTCCTTAATCCCTTCAGCCAAATCCATATGGCCGTAGAAGAACTCTGCCCAAGTTAGATTAGGCTCGGCGATAACACTAACATTATGACCAATCCCATTCTGAACAAGAACACCAAGTGCCGCGTCAATTGCCACACCCAGTTGAGTCTTAACTACATGATTTGAATTCGGTTCGGAATCATGTAACACCCCGACGAAGTTGAGTACGTCTTCATAGATAGTAGTCATAAACTTCATCCTTACCACAATTTTGTGTCACCCGGTTTACGTTCAACCCACGTTTGATACTCCTTTTGATCGTAGTGGATACGTTTATGGGTGCTGTCAGAGACCGTAATCAGTCCGTCAGGATCGAAGCAATTCTCGGTCAAGTTTTCTATATCCTCCTTGGTTAGCGGATTCATATGATGAACCGTAATTGGCCCTTCTACAAATAACTTCCGAACACCAAGGTCTTGAGCTAGGTCTCTGCGTATAATCGCGGCACGACATTGTTGCCATGCATGAGACTTGTAGAACTGATTAGATATTTCTCTCGGAGCTTCATGATGTACGCCATGAAGTCTTAGATAATTTAGCCGCTCAGTATAGGACTCAAGTTTGGACATTTCTGTATAGGTGAGTCTATTGCTCATAGAATTCACCCTCGATGACTTCTGTCGGCTTACCAGAATATCCTTGGAATGCCTTGTATGCTTGTTTGAAGTCAAGCTCTGATTCCTGGTCGCTACGGATCAAATCGATACGTGCTTGTAGTAACTCCGCTTGTAATTCCAACTGCTTACGTTCAAGGCGAGCCTTAGGACTAGCTTGGTTTAGCCAGTAGACAATCTCAGAGGCCGATGCCGTTCCTTCCTGAAGACGCTTTTCCGATAGACCCATAGCGAGTTCCATCATTTGCAATTCACGCTGTTCAGGCGAACGTGCAGGTCTGTAGGCTCTCTGGTTATCGAATTCAGCTACTTCATTCGTCATAGTTATTCAGCCTCTCCTTTCTTCCGTGGTGCGACCGCGTCGGGTTCAACGATATAAGGTTGGTTCATAACATAACCTTCATCAGTTTGAAGCCATTCGTCACCAACGCTCACAACAACTATACGTTCGTCACGCTTAGCTAATCGTACAACATTGTCCTCTGCTTGATCAGGGGTTGAACGAATGAATACCCCGGCAGGTGCTACAACTTTATAGGTAGTTTTTGCTGCTGCCACGATAGATCTCCTCTCTTTCTTTATCATTAGAACCCTTTTTCATAAGTTTTGGACTCCAACAGACCGACTTTAGGCGAGTTTTCAGAACACTCATCAGTCCTGTCTAACGAGTCTTCCAAGCACGATTGTGAAAGGAGCCAAAGTCAACCGTACTTTTATACTCAATCCTATAATCAGCCTGTTGAAATCCAAAACCATTTTGAAAAAAATCGCAACGGGGGAATTTTTGAT